CTCCAGTATGTGGCAAACTGTGCCTGTTGAGGATACGTATCTTCTGATGGAGATAGATAAACAAAAATCAGTTATCAGTTCGTTAAAGTCTAAGCTGGATTCTCACATGAGATTTCAAGAGCAGTTAACCAATAATATTACGATGAATATGAATAAACATGGGGAACATCCTACTATGAATGGGGATACATTTGTTAGGGGACAGGTAATGGAAACGAGAGAGGCTATGGATAAAGCTAGCCAGGCATCGCTTAAGTTGAGGCATCCGATGGAGGGATTGGAAGGTCAAGCAGAGCCTAGTAATGAATCTCAAGTTGTTGATTTCTTGAGGAGTATTGATAATGTCATTGATGAGCTTGAGGTCAATGTAGGAAAATTGATTTCTAAGACAGACCCAATAACAAGAGAGATGAGATATGACAGTACAGTTCCTTCATTGGATACTGAGACGAAAGTGGGGGCTAACCTGTCTAAAAAGTTGGAGAGATTAACAGGGATAAATGAATTGGTTTGTTTGCTTGAGAGGGCAATCGACTTATAAGAATTGGAGAGTAGAGCACAAGGGAAGTAGTTCAGTCAGGTAGAACAACCGTTGCCAATCCTATTTATGGCGCGGCAAGGTCGTTGGTTCAAATCCAACCTTTCCGAGTAATCAAAATCTAATACGCGATACATGCCTAACAAATGTCTATGATTGACTGCGCGTTAAATCAGCAATTGTTAGTCACAAGTTGTATGACTTCCGTGAGAGAGCGGTCACTAATAACTAAAGAAGGATAGAGTAATGAGTAACGAAAAAATATACGGCAACCTAAAGTTTTTTAAATTTGATAAGGGCTATGGGTTCATCACAGTTCTTGGTGAAAATAGGGATGTGTTTGTCCATGCAAAAGACTTGAAGAACTCGGGTATTCCTGTGGTGGAGAGTGATCTTCCTAATGGAACTCCATTTGTTTTTGAAGAGATCGATAATAATGGTAGGTCAATGGCATCAAATTTGGAGATTGATAATGGACAAGTTGATTGAGGAAGAAGATAACCTTCTTAAGGAAAAAGGACTCATTGTCGAGAAGATGATGAAGATTGATAACTGGTTGAGAAACAATAAGGGAAGAAGTGATCAAGAGTTTATTGTTAGGGAAAGACCCATGGCAGTAAACACAAAGATAGAATTAGTTGATAAGGTTAAGGTAATTAACATTGCACTTCGAGAACTAAGGAAGATAGATATAAAACAAGGAGAGGAGTCCATTGCATCTATGAGTAGTAAAGTAAGTAACTACTTAGTTAGTTCTGGAACTAATGGATTTACTTGTAGTGATCACGCTGTTCTTAGGTACATAGAAAGAGTCCATGGTATAGATGTGGGAAAGTTAAGGGCGCACATCGAAAGAAAAGTAAACTCATCTAAGTTGTCTAGTACTCATGTGGGTACACAGGTAGAAAAGAGGACGTGTAAAAGAGAGAAAGTTTGTTACATTGTTAACAAGTACAATGGCAAAGTGATTACCTGTCACAGTAACTTACCAAAATATTAGAAGAGTAAGGCTTGGCTGTCTCCACCCTCTTTATTTTTTACCCCATCCTTTGATGATAGCTTATAGCCAAGGTTTAGAAGGTATCCTTCGTATATCTCTATGAAGTCCTTCAAACGCATAACACAAAGGCTGTCCTCAAGTGTCTGTCTATTTTTTCTATTGATGACGACAGGCCTATCGACGCCACCATTTTTTACAGAGCCACGCTCAGCTTGTTCGATTGCACCACGGACATCAAAACGTTCTGTTCTTTTTGCTTCAACCCATAAGCCTGGCGTACCAGTCAAGTCAGCAGAGCCAACACCATCATGCACAGAGAATGATCCAGACATTGGAGTTCTGTAGATGGCGGGGACTGGAAGTCTTCCGAATAGACGATCGTTCATATACTCTGCAAGCTCTCGCTCATACTTATCGCCTTTATTCTTTTGAGGGTTAGCCATGTCACATGTCCTTTCTAGTACATGAGGGAATCAACATCTGTTCCCTGTAATTCTTTATCAATTTTACCACGGCAAGGGTCACAATAATACAACCACTTAGGCCTTTCTTTGTCGCAACCACAGTTCATGCACGGCCTTACCCAAGTCACAACATCATCAAGTTCTCGCGCTGTCATATGTTTTGCTTGGAGAGCGGGGAGTATATCGTAACGATCAAGAAGTCTTTTTATTGTGTCGATGTGGTATCCAAAATGGGCTGACATTTTTAGGAAGGACATTCGCCTTTCGTATGCGTTACGCAACCACCTCACCTCTTCGTCCGTCAATTCTATGCGGTTGTTTCCCTTCATACATAAAGTGTTCCCCATCCGTAAAGGGCGCGCAAGAGAAAAATTAAGTCATTGATTTTAAACGATTCATATTTTTACAAATCAAAATAAATGTGGATTACTTTTCAATCGTGTCGTTTAGGGGTTGACAATGTTTTTTTTATGTGCGAATAAGGGGGATGTAAGGGGGTTCTCCTAGGAGAAGAGCCTCCTTAGTATCATAATTCAGATGAGGTGCAAAGAGTAATGTTATCTCAGATGACATTCATAGCGGTAGAGTTATTTTTAGGTTACCTTATTGATTGTGCAATCGCGCTCCCCTTGTCGGGGGCGCGTTCCTTTCGTAATGTTCTTTGAGGTTTTCGCTTTAGTAAAGTTACTTCAACTTAAGTTGAGCAAAGGAGGTGCTGATAATCTTCAAGAACACTTGCGTCTAAATTTTTTGGGGTAATTTACGTCAAAAGAAAACCCTCCGAAGAGGGTTAAACTAATCTAAATACCTAACCACTTATTAATGGTATCGAGCGGTATATACAACTGCCTTGATATTTCATTGGGCGATAATCCACCAGCGTATTTGTGAACTGCATCCTCTCGAGGAGAGGGTAACCAAACAACAGATGGTTCTCCTGTGTCAATGTTCTCCGACCAACATATGTACGTAGTGTTGTGGAGGTCTGTCTCTTCTCGAACCTTACCGAACGATACCTGAGTGATCATTCTAATTCTCGTGCTGTCATGTGTTTGAGCATGCTTAAACTTCTCATCGAAGTAATGGAAGGGCGTGTACACATTATTATTTCTGGTGAATGAACAGTCCTCATCACAAAGACCTGCCTTAGTTTTCGCTATGTCCTTATCTTGGTAGACCTGTGTAATGATTATCTGTGTGTCCAAGTCAGTAAGCTGTGCAGTTGAACCCGCCTCCCTACCTAACCCACTTTCGCCAGGCTTATTTCTATGGTGAACCAGTATGACTGTCGCGTTATATTTATCTCTGATAATTTTCGATACCCTGTTAACATGATACCAATCTTGTGGTGAGTTCTCATCCATACCACCAAAAGCATTACGAACTGTATCAACAACAACAACATCAGGTTTAACTAATTCCAACCAAGACTCTAGTGTCGCAAGCCCATCAGCTTCTCTTAGATTCATCTGACCTCCTTGTTCTGAAGGTATGATGGCAGGAGACCATATAGCCAAGTTGTTTGCAGGATCAGCATGTTGCTCCATAAAATTTGAGAATCGGTTTAGAACTGTTCTTGCTGGATTATCGAAATCAAGATAGAGACACTTGACTGGTTTGTTAATAAAGTAAGGACCAAATTGTGGCCTGTTAGAAGCGAGTGCTGTTATCATTGAGCCTGTAAAGAATGACTTGCCATGACCATTATATCCAACCACTTGTATGATAGATCGTGATGGTATGATAGGGTCAACGTGATATTCCACATCACCAAGTCCATCGAGTATCCTTTGGAAGTCTTGGCTGTATATAGGTTTCAAAGTTACATCAGACTTATCACTCTTCTCTTCTGTCTTATCTTCTTTAATTCTCTCCTTTGTTTGAGGATCATAATCCTCTGGATGAGAGCGCCTGTCCATATCCATAGCTGATCGCATCTTTGTCTTCAACCAACGCTCAAGAGCTGTAGGCGTACCATTGTAATCGAAAAATTCAGAATGAAACTCGACAAGATTATCCCAAAGTTCTTGACCATCTAGTCCTCTGCGAACCATCTGTCCTGCATAACGAATCATCCAATCATCTGTCGCGTCTCCGCAATCTGGTCCGACAAGCTTACGATCCAAGAACTCTGTCCTCTCTCTTACTTGGTCTCGAACATCCTTCATTGAATTACCAAGAGGTATGTTCTCAAGCGATAGTGTTGCAAGATCGAACCCTTCTGAAACATCCAAGTCATCAGCATCACCAGACCATACAGGCATGTCCTCTATGAAATCTAATCCACCAGACACATCCCAAGAGTATTCATGCTTGATAGTTAGGTCAGGATTAATGTTGAGTGACGGTGGCGCAACCACGTAACCTCCGTCTCCTCGGAAGTCTAATCCAGGGCAATCGTACCAAGTTCCTGCTGGTCTAGTGCCGACTTTGTTTTGGTAGCGACGTCCGTTGTTTGGGTGCTTAAAATAATAGTGACATCCACGAGATGTCCTTACAGAGATAGGTGATGTTAAGTGGTTATCTTTAGCGAACTGAACTGCATGCGGTGTATCACAGTCGACTACAACAAATCCACTTATTGCTCCAGTGACGAGAGCAAGATTAAAAAACTTATCTCTACCATACTCTTCGCCTGTATCGGCGTCAGTCTTTGGCGCGCCATTAACACGCCAGTCCTCTATCTCTTCGTATGAAGGAACTTCGGTTTGAAATCTCTTCCACTTTGCTAGTGGCCTCTTGCTGTCAATAGACAAAGGGTAGCAACTCCATCCATTGTCTGTGTATTCTTGTGCGACATCCGCCATCACTTCATTATAAATTAATTAAACGGAGACTAAGAATGGGAATTGATGCACAAGAACTTGATTCTGTGCTCGGGATTGATAATCCAGACGCAGACATTACACCAGAACAAGAGCTAGACAAGATTGCAGAGAGTTTACTTGAAGTAAATGAGCGGCTTGAACAACTCAAATCACTTAAGGTTTCATTAGAAGATAAGATATGGACACTTACACCAGAAGAGGTTGGTGAGTTTGCTGTTGAGGGTGACGAATTTATGTTCACCGTTAAGCGTAATGAGAAGTGGACTTGGGATAGCGATGTTATTAAAAGCAAATTGGTGACTACACCAACACCTGACTTTGTTAACGCTAAGTTTTCCATCAACAAAAAGAAATTTCTTGCAGAAGATCAGGCTGTTCAAGCTGACTTTTTGGATGCGCTTACGAAGTCACCGAGTACCGCTAAAGTTACACCACTAAGAAAGGCATAAAATGATTAAACCATTGAACACTGCCGACCACACAACCGCGTACAACAAAGTATTGTTATATGCTATGCATGGTTGGGGCAAAACTACTCAGGCCAAATACTACAAGGAGGCCTACGGTAACGGATTAATCATTAGTGGTGAGAGTGGGCTTGCGTCAGTTCGCAGTGATGGGATTGACTATGTTCGCTTTACTGCTTGGGATAACGAGAACCCAAACGCAACCAAGGGGGATGATGATCACTCATTCACAGATATAACCAAGTGGATAATGTCCGACGATTTTAAATCGAAAGATTATAAATGGATTATGATCGATTCATTGACTGAACTGTCTGACCACGCAATGAAGTGGGCTGAGTCTGAGGCAAACAAGAAAGAAAATCTAAATCGTGAGGGCAAGGTTAATGCCTTTATGATATGGGACTTGTACGGCACACGAATGATCGGAGCTTGTAAATTTATACGAGACTTACCAATGCACGTTGTTGTGACTGCTCTTGCCAAAGAGGGCGAAGACGATAACGGTAATGCAGACAACTGGCCTATGGTTAAAGGTCAGCAAGTTCAAAAACAATTAGCAGGAATTTTTGACTGTGTCTTCTGTGGTATTAAGCGACCAGAGCAAGACCTTCAAAACCCAACAGCGCCACCACGCATTGTTCATTACATCATAGCAGATGAATATAAAGGTTGGCACGGTAAGGCGCGCGATGAAAAGCGTAGACTTAGAGCTGTTGAAAAAGAATCCAACATAGCTGTTCTCTTAGGGAGAATGGGTATGAGCGATGAAGACTATGAACAATACTTAAAAACTAAAGGAGAAAACAAATGACATTTAATATGAACGAACTTAGCTTGGCTAATGTTGAGATGAAGAACGTACAGCGTAAGCTTAAGGCTGGTCAGTATGTGTGTAAGGTAACTGATGCAAAGCTACAGGCAACAAAAGCAAAGAATGGGAGCATGATTATTTTGGTTTCATTTGAGGACTTGAAGAGTGGTGACACAATTGACACCTCCTTGAATGTTCACAACGTGACATCTAAGCAAGCAACTCAGATTGGTCGTGAGCAACTTAAGAAGCTGTGCGTCTATGGTGGTCACCCGACACCAGACAGTCCAGGCGACACAGCAAATCTTGTTGGTTTAATCGTGGGAGTTGGTGTTAAGTCTACGACATACCATGACCAAAAAACTGGAGAAGAAAAACAGGGGAGTGACTTCTCTTACTTCTGTGACCCTTATGAGGTTGATTCTGTTGCATATCCTGAGCCACGACCGCTTCCTAAAGCTCCATCTAATGACATGCCTAACGACGATATACCGTTCTAAGGATGTGATGTGAATGGGTCGCTATCATCAGCCATTGATACGGCATACGAAAACGAAAAGCCGAGAGACTATCGTCCAATAAACAATACATGTGGGAGAAGTATGATGGAAACTCTGTCTACTATGCCGATGGTATTATTGAGATCAATGGAGAGGCTTACCTTCTCGAAGTAAAATCTATGAATGATTCTTTGTTCAATAGGTTTAAAGATAGAGGAGTTAAAGTCAGCCACAGGAAGTACTTCGACCAGATGCAAATTGGTATGGGTTATTCTGGATTTCCTAAATCGATATTGATAGCATACAACAAAAACACTTGCGAATATTGGGACGAGTTAATCGAATATAATCCCATAGATTACAGCGCATTGATTATAAATGTTGAGAAGGCTATATATGGTCAGGAAGAAAAGGTCGGAGAAGACCCACAGGATTGGAGATGTAAAGACTGTTGGAAAAAAGATTGGTGTTGGGGTAATGATCCTCTACCAATGGATATGAGAACATGTCAGAATAGCTACATAGATGAACACACGGGAAAGTGGGAGTGTAAAAACGGATGCGTTGGAACGTGCCAGAGTTGGATAAGGTACAGACCACCAGAAAAAGGGAGTGGGAAATGAAATTAGTATACGATAAGTCTTGGGGATACTTAGGAAAGCCACCACAAGAAATTATGGATGGCTCTGCACCCAAGGAACGGCAAGCTCTATATAAGAGGTACGTTTCTGAAGTCCAAAGAATACAAAAAATGGCTAACAGCAAAAGACGAGCAGTTGAGTTGGCATCAATAAAAGCAAAATATAACAGGGACTTCGCACTGGAGGAATAAGCAATGACTGATTGGACGGATGGAATAAAGAAGCAATTAAAAAAAGATAGACTAAAGCTTTCACAAGAGGTTACCTCAATACGTGACAGAGTCCGTGACATCGAATGGAGAATTGAAGTTGATGAAGGCCTCGACCAAGCATCGATACAAGACTTATTCAATGAGAGGCAACGCGCCCTAGATAAAATGAGGCAAACTCAAGCTGAGCTTTTAAAAGTTGAGGAGGAGTTAGTTGAAGAAGAGTAAACCTAGAATTGGCAAGGTTAACTTAAAGAGTGGTGGGTCTATCCATCTTCTCAACAACACTGATCCTGCCAAATTAAATACAAAAACTATGCTGGCAGATCATTTGACTATCATAGACGAAAACGTGAAGAAGCTTGGTGCTGAACTTGGAGAACCTCCTGTTGTTGTTGATGCTATTCTTTGGGGGGATGGTGCAATGGATTTGTGTTTTGCTTACAGTCAGCCATATATAGATGCTCAAGGTCATGGAAACGTCAACTATAGGGAAGCCGCCCTAATGCTAAGAGACATGGCTGATGAACTTCTAGCTGTTTCAAAGTATGACCAGCCAACACCAGTGAAGGCTTTCGACAAGGATAGAGAAGACTTTAGCCCTTCGGCTTAGCAAAAGATTTTAGTGACTCCATGTTTCCGTGACATGATTCCCAAGACGCTCTGCCTTCAAGAACCCACTCACCGTAATCAATCTCATTGTAGCCTTCTGGTAACTCGTTAGGCCAGTAAAGGCAATCAAATAATTCTGGTGGTACGTCCGAGAACTTAGGGTCTGGTGTCGTACATGCTGTCATGAACATAACGCAAAACATCAGGAACACCACATTCAGTCTGTTTAAATTCACGCAATCCTCTCTTTCTTTCATCTAAGTTATCGCTAACTTTTTTGTCTATATCCATCTTAGCTCTGCTGATAGCAATAATATTGTTTTTTGATTTTATCGAAGCCTTAAGACTGGTTATCTCTTCACCTCTGGCCTGCCAAGACATATACAAAGCAAACAAAGCAAGAGCACCGACCATTAGTCCTATTAGTGTTATACTATTTAAGCTCATTAATTCCCTCCAAGCAAAGAAGTCTTTCTCTTTCTCGTCTCTTTAATAATATAGGACGACCTCCAGCAAACTTCCACTTAAGTAGCTCGTCACAAGACTTCTCGAACTGATTATTGTTTACTAGCTTTCTTAAGGTCGATCTTCTAACAGCACCTAGTCCTACATTGTATGCCCAACTTGTTAAGGCTGCCCATGTCTTTGGATGGAGTTCATCGGTCAACATCATTGCCCTTACAGACATATAGAAGAAACCTAATCGAGTATAAAACAAGGCAGTGCATTCATCTTTTGTTTTAGTATCTCCCATCTTGACGCCCTCAGTTTCACCATAGCAAATAGTTGCAACACCAACACTATCGAGGTAGGCGCTAGTTCTTAATCCTTCCTCGTGTGCGGTGAATGGTATAGCAATAGACATCACCAAGGCCATAAAGCCTGATGCCTTCGCTTTTTTTCCGATAGGATTTTCTTTTGTGCATACCTCTGTCATTACAGTATCTTATTCGGGTCTCTGGTTTTCTTCTTTGACTCCGCCTCTCCTGCTACTAAGTCTACCACATCTTCTTTAATGCCCCTAATTCCACCAACGATTGGGACTCTACCAACGATCTTGCGAATAGCGTTACGTTCTGTTGAGTTCTTTGGTTCTGGATTAAACATCTGGTCTAATGTCGCATGAGTTACTTCAGTTGCGTCGGCAGCTAAGGAGAATGTTGGTCCTGCAACTGCACCCATAGTTCTAAGAGTTCCGTATACGTTGTTGTCTGATTGCTCGACTGTTGAGTGAAGTAAGTCAGCAAACAATCCGAAACCACCTTGAACCAAGAAAGCCTCAGACAACCAACCAATAACAGCATCAGCTCTTCCGCCTTCATCTACTGGATCAATACCTAATCCATCAGCAATAGAGTTATACTTATTAATAAAGAATTTTGTAAGCGCGGCGTCACTTCCGTAACGATCTCTTGTCCATTGGTCTGGGCTTCCGTCACCATCTGTGTCTCCACGTCTTTGCACGACGTCCCTAACAGCAAGTGATGTTGTTCCGAACACACCAGCAGATGCGAATAGCATTGCTATGTGTTTTGGATTCCCTTTGAATAGCTCTTCGACAGCAAACTTAGCCATGCGACCCATCATTAGCGGGAATGATTTCAATTGGAAAATCATAGCTCCTGCTGGAGTCTGCGCCCACAACGGTATGTCGTTTGCGTTTGGAGCAAAGATAGACTCATTGGTGAAGCGCATGACCGCGTACCTGATCTTGTCGTTGTTCATCAAATCAAAGCTGTCATCCAGTGCTGGCGCGCCTGCTCTACCATACTCTTCAAGTCCATACCTGTTTAAGTATCTCATGGCAGTCTTATACTTACGACCATCCTGCATACCTCTTGCTAACAAGTCTTGTGCTTTGCGTGCTTCTGCTTTAAAGCTTTCGTACCCTATCAAGGCAGAAGCTTCGCGCTGGATGTTTGTCCATTGGTTTAGGAATGTAAAGTTAAAGAATGAGTTCGACATCTTACTCGCGGTATCGTGGTACATGTGAGCCATCTTTTCATGCATAACATTTTCTATACCAACGCCAACGTTACGAGCCATCTCACGGTAATGAGGGTCGGACATATACTTTTTCCACCCTTGATACCCAGCCATAAAGTTACCTGATCTAATTAAAGGCATACCGATATCTGGTATGGAAGCGAGCGTTGTAAACGCAAGCAATGAAATGTTATTGAATGTTCTAAACCCTCTACTAAACCCAGTGGTTATGATCCCCTGGTTAGTATCCATAGGCTTTTTGCCCATAGTATTCATGACAGCAACCATAGCTCTAACATCTTGCTCTGGTATACCTGATGGCTGACCACCATACTCAGATAGCGCGTTAACAATAGCGTCTACTCTCTTTGAAAACTCAGGTTGTCTTGAGACAATATCAGGGTCTTGTAAATTGATAAGGTAGTTTCTTACCTTCTCTTTATTCTTAGACCATTGATCAGGTGTCTCGCCTAACATATCAAGAGCGATGTCTACCATCTCCTCTATCTCTGCTTCAGTTCCATCAATAGGAGAGACGATTTCTTCAGTCACTTTGACTCTCTCATCCATAGTGGCATCTGCTGCGCGCCTTTGTGTTTCATGTACCTTAGTGTTTCTTAGGGCAGAAACTATCGCTTCCCTACCATTAACAAGAATGTTCAAGTATGTAGAAGCTGCGTGATTACCTAAACCAAACTCTTTTGTCATGATTCTACGTCGAGACATTTGCTCTGAGTATCGAACAATCATACCACTGATATCGTTGATCATAAACTCAGAAGCATCAGGGATGTCTTCAGCGCTTAAGTTCAGTACACGCTCATAGAATGGGTCTTCCAATCGCGTGCGTAATGACTGGTCTGGAAGCAACACACCATCGTTACCGTCCATTGTCAGCGTCTCCATGAGCGTCTTTGCTTTTTGTTCAGCAACAACTGTGGGGTCTTTTCCTACAGGGGTTGGAACTTCTCCTGCCTGCATTTCTCTTACAAAGAAGTTTCTCATTACAGTCATGAACTGTGTTGGGTTGTTCTTTATGCTATCAGCATCCCAAACTTGGGGTATGTAGTTTTTCTTATAACCAATTGGGAGTCCTTCGCTCCATGCCTTACGCAATTCTTGATCAAAGAACTTCTGTATGTCTTTCGCTGTTTGCTTAAGGTTTGCAGGAAGACGATCAACTGTACTATCACCTAATCGCAATGCCATTAAGATAGCTTTATGAGATGTTGGTTGCTCGATTGTCTTCCAAAACTTATTTCTTTCATTCCATCGTTTGACCATTGTGCTCTTAGCGTCGGGAAGGTTTTGTAGTTTTGTTAGGATAGACTGCTGCCTTCCTTTTTCGTCCTTACTAACCATCATTGCTTTGGTCATCTCACTGTCAAGCTTCTCATAGAAACCTACACCATCTCTTGGCTTAACTTTCTCGGCTAACCAGTTAGCTCCAGCCTTTCTAATTCGGACTGAGTTCTCACCAAAACCTCTTGTAAATATCATTCCTGCTGAGTCAGCTATACGCTTAACATCTGTGGTTGTGATCTTCTTGTTCTGGAATTGCTTCTTCAATGTATCAGTCATCATTGGTGGTAATGACAAGTGTTGCATAACATCATTCAGTCCAGCTGTCTGGTTTGTGTCAACGTCACCGTCCATCATTGTAGACAGAAGCTCGCCAGAAAAGGATACTCGTCCTTTGCTGTTGATATCTGTTGTGTTCATGATGTCGTCTACTGCAAACTCAGGATCATCAGCATGCCTGACGCGCTTCGAGTTGAATACGTTGTACCCTCCTCCCGTGTCTATGCTGTCGTATCCCAATTCCTTGAGAACATCATTAAAGTTGTTTCTTGCTTCTGCTATATCAATACGCTTGTTGGTGGCTATCTTAGATGCAATTGATTGGTAGACTTCTTGTCCTGTCATTGTTGTTAAAGACTGTCTCAATGATTGAGCGTCCTCCATACCAACAAGACCATCATTCTCAAGCTTGTGAAGCATCCAGTCTAATGAGGTGAATGTTTCAGTGCCGAATGTATATTCAGTTGTGGGTGAAAAGTCGAATGTGTTCATCAAGCTTGGAATGAATGGAATAACTTTTGGTTGTCCTTCAATACCATCATTGATTCTTGCGGTTCTCCAAAGGCCAGCTTCTGTGGCTATTGCTCTCTCAAGTCTCTTGACCAGTGGCTCAACAGTGTCGAGTCTAAAGTCAGATACGTCGACCCCTTGTGCCTTCATGCCTTCCATGTTAGCTCGCTCAACAACTAATCTCTTTTGTATTTGTTGGATGTTTTTATTTGCCCATTGTAAGTCTCTGTTTGGCATTGCTTCAGGATTGATAGCAGTGGTCTTCTTCTTCAAGTAGACACCAGTACCAAAGTCTCCTTCTATTACTGGAGGCTCAACAAAGTTTCCTTTTGTTTCCAACACATCAAATGAAACCTCTCCGTTACCATCAAAGAAAGTAAGGGCTTCATGGACTGGCTTATTGGTGAAAGTTTGAATACTCATGCGTCTTGAGTCGCTCATGTTATAGATGAACTCTCTTGCATAGCTATCGGCTATATCAGGGTGCATTCCCTTGAAGCCAGTGTGCTTGTAAGCATTGGTATAGATGGTGTTATCCATCTTCTCAGCAAACATATCGCCAAGTAAAGTCATTGGCTGAAGTTCGTCTTTAGCGTTGGCGATTAATCCTCTCATCACCATCGCCGTGGCTGACATGTTTTCTTTTGCTAAGTCGGCAATCTTATTGCGAGCACTCTCTGGAAGTTCATCGAAGATATCATCGATACTGCCAGCGCCACGCATTGTTGCGCTAAATGCTGTAGCCAACTCATCTGCGTTTGTGCCAAGTTCATTCATTTCTCTTTGTGTGATTAAAGCATTGATAGCCATTCGAGAGACTTTTTGAGTAGCGTCGATTGTTCCAGCTTTAGTCTTGACATCGTTACCGATTGATCTCATTTGGTTTCTGAATTTACCAAACAGTTCGTCGGTATTTCCGACAGGCTGATTATCTCCACCCTCTGATCCGTTCATTATTTTATCTAAGTCACCAATGGTAATGTTCTCTTTCTCATCTGCTGTCAAGATAGACACAAGTCTGTGGGCAACCATACGAGAATTGTGCTCGTCTGTTTTGTTTCTGTGTGTTATTGATTTGATAGTGTCTCTTACTTGTACAGGAGCATTTACTGGCACACCATTGTCGTATGTACCTGACTGTGTATCTCGCTTAACAGCATCGATTGCTTTGGTAACTTTAGGTGAAGTGTTTGTAATGACACCCTCGTTCAATGAGTTACGCTTGCGCCATGCAATCGCATTAGCAAGTTCGTTCATCTCATCAAATTTGCCCCGCTTAATTGACTTAAACAAATCTTTCTCAAGTGTTCTAACAGGAATATCTTCAAATTTCTCAGAGATTGGTTTTATTTTAACTGACGGCATAGTTGAAATTCTAGCCTTGATCTCAGCCTCAAGCTCCTTTTTCCTTGATGTTCTCTTTCCTGCCAATGAGAAGTATTCATTACGCAAGTCGAGCGAAGTCATTTTAGATACAGGCATCTTGGAAACCGTTTCATCAAATGAACTCTCAGTCACGGCTTTGCGATCGTCAACTATCCCATTGTTTAAATCGTTTACAATAGACTCAAGCTCAAGCTCTGCCTTTTTGGACATTGATGCTGCTCGTCTGTTTGCTCTGTCTTTCTGAAGTTTTGAATATCCGTTTTCATTGTATGTCTCAATAGAGCCATCCTTTGATACGCGTATCTTCTTACCTTCAAGTTTACCAACTGATTGGATAATACCTCTGGCTTCATCTTGACCAATTGCAAGGGCGTTAATCATGTTGTTAGCATGGAGAGTTAACGCGGACATGATGTCATCATTCATTAATGCAGAGGCTTTTTCTGCCATAGCCTCAAAGGAGGAGTTCAAGTCACCTGAATCACCAGCAGAAACATCGTTGGTTGACAGTTCATCATAAGAAACCTTTTGAGAACCATCTGAATACATTTCTTTGTGGAAGTTTCTCCACTCGTAGTGTGCCTTAAGC